AAACACCAAGAGTGGCTGGGAATCGCCCGCACCAGCCTGGGCGTCCAGCTCAAGCTGGGCTTCCGAGTCTTTGAGCCGGGCAGCTCCACTCCCCTCCCAGTGCCCCCGGGCCTCTGAGCGCCACCCCTTCTGAGGGGGCATGGCAAAGGGGATGTACCGGGCAAAGGTGCGACTGGAGATGGCCGGCCTCCAGAAGCTGCGGACGGCGGGTGAAGCCGTGCTGCGCGACCTCGACAGGCCTGTCCTGAGCGTCGCCCAGCACATCATGGACAACGCCGCATTCTCGGTGCCGCGCGGGGGAGCGCCGGACGACCCCCTGGACCTGGCTGACACGGCTTTCGTCGCCCTGCCCCACCACAACCTCACGGCGCGCCTCTCCACGACGGCCACGTGCGGGTACGCCCACCCGCAGGCCGGCCCCATCCACGAGGGCTGGCACTGGGGCGAGATGACCCACGTGCCCCCTCACTGGCTGCGCAACGCCGCGAAGCGCGGCGCTCGGCCGCTCCTGCGCAAGCTCGTCGCGGCGCAGCTCTGGAAGACCTTCAACCGCCTCTTCTCGCAGTAGCGGGGAAACAGACATGAGTGACTACAAGCTGAGCCACCTCGACGACATCCACGTGACCGCGGCCGCGAACACGCCGCTCAGCGACAGCAACAAGATTGAAGCGCTGAAGACGTGCACCTTCACGCGGACGAACGAGCACGCGGAGCTCAAACACCTCAACAACGCGGACGGATTCAGCGACTTCGAGGCGCTCTGGAGCTCCATGTCGGGGACGCTCGCCGGCGACGTGAAACCGGGCAGCGCCAGCCAGAAGGTGCTCTCGGATGCTCTCGAGAACCGCGCCCCCTTCTACCTCCACCTCATCGACAACGCGTCCGCGAGCGCCGGCCAGCGCATGGGCCGCGTCATGTGCCTGACCATCGAGTCGGGCGAGGAGCCGCGCGAGGCGGGCGCCCTGGTGACGTTCTCGTACTCGGTGAAGGTGAAGGGCAAGCCCACACCCATCATCGCCGAGTAGGCGCTCAACCTCTTTCCAGACAGGGCTACGAAATGACCGAGAACGACGATTTCAAGAACTCCCTACTCACGGCGCGCTGGCGGCTCTTCCGCACGGTGACGGTTGAGAGCACCAGCGGCCCGCAGCAGCTCGACATCCGCATTCCTCCTCCCAACGTCCTCAAGGAACTGCTGTCCAAGCTCAAGGCCGCGAAGAAGGAGGACGCGGGCGACGACGGCACCGCGCTCGACCTCGTCTGCGAGGTGGCGGCCAAGTGCGTCTGGAGGCCGGGCGCTGTGCGGCACCTCTTCACGACCGAGGAGATCGTCGCGTGGCCGTTCCTCTCGGCGGTGCAGGGTGACTGCTTCGAGGCCCTGCGCGCCGCGTCCTCAGTGGAGGCGGCCCGGGGAAACTCCGAGACGACCCGCACCTAGCGCTGGTGGTGCGGGTCGCCCGCCTCATGGGGTGGACGCATGAGCAAGCGATGGCGCAGCCCATGGAGTGGGTCGCGCTGATCGCCGCGGACGCGATTGACGAGTACGAGCGCGGCCGCGGCGTGACTCCGGAGCCGCCGGCCCCACCGTCCTCCCCCACGCGGACAACACAGACGTTCGAGTACAGGCTGAAGCCCAAGGAGTAGCGCGGTGTCGAGCGGTGCGGGAAATGGTCCTGGAGGCCTGAAGGTCGGCGACCTCTACGTGTCCGTCACCGCGTCCGTCGGTGAGGCCTTGAAGACGCTGGGCGACTTCGTCGACTCCGTCGAAGAGGCGGCCGACGACCTCGAGGGCCACCTGTCGAAGGCCTCCGCGGCGCTCGGTGACATGGCAGAGGGTTTCCTGTCCGTCGCCGGCATCGCCGCGGGCGCCTTCGTCGCTGGGGCCCAGTCCAGCAAGCCAATGGCGGACGCCATGGAGAAGCTGACAGGCACCCTCCGGACGCTCTCGGTGGAGGTGGGGTCCATCTTCACGCCGCTCGTCACGGAGATGACCCAGGCCGTGAGGTACGCGGTGGCCTACTGGCGCAACCTGGACGATGGCATGAGGGCGGCCATCGTCTCCTCGGTCCGCAGTGCGGCCGTTTTCGGAGGCCTCGCGCTCGCCGTGTCGAGGACGTTCGTCTTCGTGAAGTCCTTCGCCGAGGGGGGGGTGGTCGCGGTGCGGACGCTGCGCTTCCTGGGCAGCTCCGTCATGGCGACGGGGCCCCTCTTCACCAGCCTCGGCGCCGCCATCCAGAAGGCGGGCGGGGCGCTCGTGTACCTGCGCCAGGCATCCATCGGCGACGTCATGGGGAGGCTCGCCTCGGCGGCCGCCTCCCTCAAGGCCTCCTTCCTCAACCTGCCCGCCAGCATCGGGAAGGTGGGCGGCTCCTTCACCTCCCTCGTCCCGAAAATTGCGGCCGTCGCCCTGCCGGTGCTGGCGATTGCCGCCGCGGTGGGCGGGCTCGTGCTGCTCGCGGGCTCCCTCTACAAGAACTGGGATGACTTGAAGTACTTGGTGAGCGAGTCGACGTCCGGCATCGTGGACTCGCTCTCCGAACTCGGACAGACGGCGGCGCGGTTCTTCGGCGACCTCTGGTCCGGGTTCAAGGGCTTCCTCATGGCAGCCGCGGCCGTGCTCCTCGAGCAGGTCGCGAGCAAGGTCCGCGCCTTCGCGCGATTCCTCGCACCGGTGACGAGCGCGCTGAGGATGGGGGCTGCCAGCAAGGCACTCGCCGAGGTGCAGAACCTCACCGGAAAGCAGATGCTCGACACGCTCGTCTCCGGGGCCTCCCTGGCTGGAGACGCCATCGTCGACGCGGTGAAGGAGTCGGCGAAGGAGTTGGCCGCCAAGACGAAGGACTTCCGCAAGGGCGTTGCCGCCGGTTGGAAGAGCAGCACGGAGGGCGTGGTGGAACTCGGCCAGGCGCTGAAAAAGGCGCTGGGCCTGGACGCACTGCTCGCCGACGCAGGCTCGTTCCTCGGCCGGCTGACGGGGGCGGCCCCAACCCAGGATGAGGTGGACGCGGTCGGCACCACAGACACCCTCGCGGAGGCGGCGAAGAGCGGGGAGGCCCTCAAGAAGGCCATCCAGACCATCTCGGGGCAGCTGCTCGAGACGGCCCGACTCACGGGTAAGTGGCAGGCGGAGACGGTGAGGCTCGCACGCGAGGGACTCGCGTCCGTGCGCGACGTGGTGGGCAACCTCGTTGCTGCCGCCGTGGACTCGTACGAGAAGAGCAAGCAGGGGAAGCGGTACGCCGAGGCCATGGTGTCCGCCCAGGAGGGACTGCTCGGCACCCTCAAGGGCAGGCTCGGCGAGGTGACGAGCTTCCTCGACACCGCCATCCAGGGCTTCACTGCGGGCGGTCCGCTCGGGGCGGCCGTGGCCGTGCTGGTGGACCTGCTCACCCGCTCAGAGGGGTTCGCCACCATCATCGACATGGTGAACACCATCCTCACGCTCCTCTCCAACGCCCTGGGCTCGTTCTTCGTGCCCTTGCAGCCGCTGGTTGGAGCAGTTGGGCAGATCGTCGACGTGGTCGGACAGGTCCTCGCTCCCGTCATGACGTACTGGGGCGAGGTGCTCGGCACCGCGGCGCCGCTCCTCATGCTCGTGGCTCAGCTGCTCGGAGGCCTCATGCCACTCTTCAGCATGGTTACCGAGGTGATGAAGGCGTTCTACTCGCCCGTGGCGGCGCTGGTGAACGTCGGCCTCAAGGGCCTATTCGAAGTTGTGAAGTGGCTCGGCGCCGGGGTGCTGCTCGTGGTGCGCGGGCTCGCCTGGGTCTGGAATGGCATCCTCGACACGGCGCAGTCCATCCTGGTGAGCTTGGCGAACGCCCTGCGGAAGGTGCCTCTGGTGGGGGGCGCCATCTTCGACGGCCTGGTGGGGCTCGCCTCCGAGCTCACGGATAGGAAGTTCAACCTGGGCGAGCTGAGCGACGCCGTCACCTCCATGACGAGCGTCACCTGGGACGCCGCGAAGGCCCAGGCGGAGTCGGCCGCCGCTGCGCTGAAGAACAAGGAGGCGGTGGACAAGGCGACCGAGAGCCTCACCAACGTCCCCAGCACCTGGAAGGTGGCTCTGGCCCGCTTCAACGCTCAAGACGGGCGCGCGCCCGCCGGCATGCTGCCGCCGAGCTCACCGGCGGCGGGGTTCGCGCCGGCGGCCGCGTCGCCCTCGCAGGCCTCGGCCGGGGCGCAGCCTGCCGCACCGCTCATCTCGGGCACGGTGAACATCAACGCGAGGGACCCGGCCGAGGGCCTCTCTGCCCTCCAGGACATGCTGGGGGAGCTGCGCTTCCAGCAACGGGCCTCCCGTGCGCCCGTTGGCCGCTACGCGACAGCCGAGGGGTGACATGGCCGCGCACCTGACCATCAACGGTGTGGAGATCCTCTGCACGCAAAGCGAGTGGGAGCCGGTGACGCTCGGCGAGGTGGTGCGCTCTCTCAACGGAGCGCCGAGGAACACAGGGCGCGTGAAGAAGGCGGACTACCGCTTCACCTCATCGCTGCTCACCCTGGCGGACGCCACGGCAACCCGCGGGCTCATCGAGGGAGAGGGGCACGTCCTCTCCTTCGAGGACAGCAGCACGGCAACCGGCTGGCTCTACACCTCCCGGGAGCTGGGGCCGAACTACGCCCCGAGCGCCTCGCGCATTGCTTCCGGCGCGAAGTGGGGCGGCGCGTACCTCCGGATTTCCAGCAGCGACACCGCCGTCTGGCAGGTTCTGCCCTCTGACGCCACGCCGTGGACGGTGCTCATGTGGCGGCGAAGTACGACGGGGACGGGGGCATGGGAGCACTATATCTGCCGCTCGGACGGCGCCGTCTTCGTCGGCGGGGCGATCAACGCCTCGCTATCGGCGGACTCCTTCGTGCGCCGCGACGCCAGCTTCGTGGGGAGCCTCGCCCTGCGGGGCTCCGCGGTGCCCTCGGGTGCGGACTTCGATGACGTGGTGTTCCTCCCCTACGCCATCCCAAGCGCGTGGGCACCCATGCTCTTTGCCTTCCACCAGGGGCGTGCCTGGCCCGCCCTCCCCTTCGTCCAGGCCAGCGGTGCGCGGCTGCCCGCGGGCGGCAGGCTGGCCCTCGGGGTGGCGGGGGTTGGCACCACCGTGCCGCGCCTGGGCGAATCAGCCGAGCAGTTTCCGTTCACCCTCTACGGAGCCTGAGCGCACCCCTTCTCTGGGGCGTGCGTCCCCTCTCCGAGAAGCTCTGGCGAATCCTCAGAAGCGCAGCGGGCTTCACCGTCCGCGGGCGGGTACGGGTCCTCGGGCCCGCGGCGGCCTGGTACGACCTCACCAACCTCCTGGCACGTGACTTCCTGGAGGGCGTCACCGTAGACGAGACGCTCGAGAGTCCAGCAGCTCAGGCCACCGCGCAGGTGCGCCGGGAGGTGCACGGCCTCTCGCTGGCGCCCCTCATGACGGACAGCCGCGCCAACAACCTGGGCGGCTTGTACTCCCCTCTCCTGGCTGAGGGCGCCACCTTCCGGGTTGAGGTGGGGCTATCGCCTCTGGGCATGGAGCCCGGGGCCGGGGACTGGCTGCCGCTCTTCCTGGGGCGGATTGACGACGTCGACGCCGGGCCGGACGTCATCACGTTCAAGGGCCGGGACCTCTACGGCGTGCTCCAGGACGTCTACCTCGAGTCGGAGCACACGTACGGCTCGGACGCAGGCACGCCGCTCCAGACGGTGCTGCAGGCGATCCTCGCGGACGCAGGCCTGGGAAGCTTCGGACTGTACACGCCGCAGGACCCGACGCTCGCGGTTGGCAAGTACAAGCAGGCCGTGGAGCCTGTCGCGGACGCGTTGTCGAAGCTCGCCGCTCAGCGTGGCTGGGAGGTGCGGCAGAAGTGGCGCTCGGACATCAGCGACTGGGCCTTCTTCCTGTGGGGGCCGGACCGAACCGGCACGACTCCCGTCTGGGACTACGGCGCGGGCACGTACCAGGAGCTCGGAGAAGTCGCCACATCCCTGGTGGACATCCGCACGGCCGTGGAGGTGGTGTACTCGGATGCGAGCGACCTGGACTCTGCTGGTGTGCCCAAGCGCAAGACGGTCCGCAAGGAGGACGCGGCCGCCCTGGCGAAGTACGGCGCACTCGCGCCGGACGGCACACGCAAGCACCGCTGGATGAGGTTGGCGGAGGCCTCCACCAGCGAAATTCGAAGCCAGAGCGCAGCCGACAGGCTGGCCACCATCGCCCTGGCGGACCTCTCCGCGTCGGACATTGGCGCCTCCGTCGAGGTTCCGCTGCACCCTGCCCTCGAGTTGGCGGACCTGGTACGGCTTTCGGCCAACAACGTCCACTTCAGCGCCGACCAGGTGCTCGCCGTGCGCCAGGTGAGCCACACCCTCACGAGTACCGGCGGCAAGACGCGCCTGGTGTTGAGGGGAAAGCCTTCCCTCGGGCAGAACAAGTGGCTGTCCATTGAGCAGCGGCCCGGGTACGCCCCCTCCTCACCATTCACCGGGCCGGCGGCCCCCTCGGCGCTCCAGGTGACGAACAGCGTGACGGGCGCGGTCCTCGTGTTCACCGCGCCGGACCCGACAACGGGCCCCGAGGCCGACAGCTTCGAGCTCCACGTCGGGACCTCGCCCGGCTTCACGCTGTCCGCAGCGACACTCCGGGAGGTGAGCAGCTCCACGTGCTTCGATGTCACTGGTCTGGCAGCTGGAGGCACCTACTACGCGCGGGTGCGGTCACGGGATAAAAAGGGAAACGTGGGGCCGGCATCAGGAGAGGTGACGCTGGCGCCGAGATACGTCACGCCGTCTGACCTGCAACCTCAAGTGGTCTATTCGTCTCTCACGCCCAATCCATCTTTGGAGGCCTGGACACTCGGGCCCGGAGCGCCGCCGGATGCATGGACCGTGGCATCCGGATCGTGGGGGACAGACTTCGTCCGCACAACCACGTCGTTTTCTGGAGGCTTCTCGGTATCCGTGACGAGCGGAACACCGGGAGGACGTCTTCTTGGTTCGCAGTTCGTCTCAGTGACGGAGGGACAACTATACGGTGCCACGCTTAGGTACTACCAGCCGACAGGTACAGTCGGCAGCACAGGCGCGCAGATGGAGCTTAGGTGGTACAGCTCGTCTTTCGTCGAAATCTTTGCCGCGAGGGTTATCCTCGAAGGTACGTCGGTTGGGTCGTGGACGGTGTTGCCAGCATACGTGACCGCACCGACCGGTGCTCGCTATGCGCGGCTACTCATTGGGCGGAACTTTCCGGCGAGTTCCAACCCTGTATATCTGGACCTCGGTGCGGTGGATGTCTACGGGCCCCTGCAGGAGCCCCCACGACCAGTCGCGTCCTTCTACAACTCTTTCACGTCATCGGCCGCCGATACCGAGGGACGGGCAGAGTTCTACCGTGCGAGCACCAACGAGGTGCAACTCCAGGGCGCCATCGTACCCCCTCCCGGAGTGGCGTCTGGGGTGGTTCTCGCCTTCTACGTAAGCGAGCCCCCCCCGGCGAGGCGTAGATTTCGCAGCGCAACAACATCCGGCTCGTCCGTCACTGTTGTGGTCAACCCCGATGGATTCGTTGAGGTCGTCAACCCGACGGCCGGCGATCCAATCCACCTCTGCCAAGTCCGCTACCGCCGCTCGTAGAGTGCCACGTTGTCAATGGCAACCACGGATGGTATCGGCGCCCTACCGACTGCGACGGAGGCAAAGATGGCGCCCTCGGGGGCCGACACCGTGTGTTCCAACGTCGACCAGCGTCCGACCGCAGTGCCTTCGAGGATCGATCTGCCGATGATGTTCTCGGCCTGATCGAGCCACCGCACCTCAAGATAGGAGCCGGTGGTGAAGCCGTCACCGCTCCCTTGGTAGTACTCGAGAGAGAACGTGTAAGGCGCACCCGCGCTGACGCGGGTCAGGTCGGAGGCAATCAGAACCAATTCACGTTTATCACCGCCAAATACAGCTTGAAGCCCGTCGTCCCCCCTCTGCTTAGAGATATAGGATTCGCTACCTTGTTCGAGATGCCAGCCTTCTGGCAGAGGACCAGCCCAGAGTTCGAAGTCCCCGTTTCGTATGAGGTTGCCGCCATCCGGCTCGGGCTCAGAACCGCCCTGAGAGCAGGCGGAGAGCAAGGACAAGCCGAGAATCAGGGGAGCGAGGCGAAGAGTGCGCCGAGGCATCAGTGAGGGACCTATCAGTGGGAATGAGGAGCGAGCGTCATCCTACTTCGGGCGGGTTTGGCGGCCCTACTACTGAAGAGGTATTGACGCGCAGCGGGCGCAGTCCACCGCCCACCGCCTCCGGCTTTCACGTGCCTCCTTCGTGAGTCGGAGCCTGCCCTTTCCGGCGGGCACGACTTCGCCGCACCCGCAGGTGCCCTCCTTCCGATTCGGGCGGTACCGGGCCTCCGCTTGGCTGCACTGCGGTTCTGGGTGGCTGGGCCCCAGCGCCGAGCTGAACTCGGCGTACTCGCCAGCACGCAGAGTGCTGCCGCAAGCGCGGCATACCCCAGGGCGCTCAAGGGTAATAAGGGGCACCGGGGCACCTCCCCGAGCACTTGGCGCAGTGCCGCAAGCCCAGCCTCGCGTGCCTCGCGCAGCTCCGCCACGGTGCACCCGAGCCGGCGGGCGAGCACTGGGTCCGCGATGGCGCGCCCGTCCTCGCGCAGAAACCCGAGGGCGCCGGCGATCGCGACGCGCTGTTGCTCCGGGAGTGCCTCCAAGGCTTCAGCGGCGAGCAGCTGCTCGCCTAGTTCCGCATGCCGGAGGTGGGTCTCGTCGGCAACACCCGCTGCCGCGCTCGTGGGTGCTCTGTCTCCGTAGCCAGGGGCAGAGAGGGCGAAGGAGGTGGCGGGGTCGGCGCCTTCGGCGGCGAGAGCCTCGAGGCGCGAAAGGCCATCGAGAGCCATGCGCTTTCGGGTCCGCGCCACCAGCTTCCGTCCCCAGTCGGTGAGGGGGACGACGCGGGCCCGGGTGAGGGCGCGTTTGAACTCCTGGCGCACGGAGCGAAGCACATAGGCTGGATAGAGGGTCTTCCCGGGGGCCACTCCGGGAGTGAAGCCCTTCCACAGCTTCTGAGCTCGGAGGCGCCCCTGCTGTCTGAGGTCCGCGCGAGAGAGGTACGTGCGCGGGAGGAACATGGTCCAGGCCTCATGGGCGGCGGCGTCGATGAAGGGGTCCACGAGTTCGAGCAGCCGCGCCTCTGCTGCGCCGTGTTCCGCGCTGTCCTCGGCAAGGCTCCGGGTCTGGCACAGCGCCCGCTCGATCTGCTCGGCCCGCTCAGGCGTCAGGAGGCTCGAGCTCCTCGCTGCCTTGGTGGGAAGCACCTCGTTTCGAACAGGTCGCGCTCCCGTCAGGGCGAGCTCGTCCTCTGCCCGGAGAGTCGGCGACGCAGCGTCCGTCGGCCCCCGGGCGAGGCGCGGCGATGACGCGCGATTGGCAGCACAGGTCACCGCCCGCAAATGAGTGGCGCGTGACAGATATTCGCAGGCCCGTAGGCCAGCCCACTCCGGTCGCAGGTCCGCCTAGATGGCGGGGGTACAGGGGGGCGCATGCCTTCAGGCCAGCGTCCCCCAGAGAACCGCGCAGCGCCTCCCCTCTCCCCTTCCACTGGGGCTGTCTGCTATCGGACGCCATGGGCGCGCGAGCGCCGGAAAGCGGACCGTCGGGAAGTCCGCCTGTCCAGCCGCCGGGACACACCAGTAATCGCGGTGGGGCAGCGACCTACCGCGTTGGGTGGTGTGTCGGAGAGCGGCGCATATCCCCGCAGTGGTCGCGTGTGCGATCTGGGGGGTTGATGCGGGGATTCCGAGTCTCTAGGCTGGACCCCAGGCAGCCGAAAAACTGCTGCCCCCAGGGCGAGCCGAGGGAACGGCTCAAACCCTGGAGGACTTGCCTTCGCGGTGCTGCGAACACCGAGTTGGCCAACCGACGGGCCCCTGTTCCAACAGGTGGTGCGGCGGGCGCGCCTCCTGGGAACCCTGAAACCTTGCACGCCCCTTCCCCACGGGCGAAGCGTAGCAACCTGGTCTGACGACTGGGCTGCGACAGGTGCGCCGTGCGTCCGGAGACTTGCGGAGCGACCCCCACCCTATACACTGAACATGGGCGGCCGACAACCCCTCAGGTTGGCTGCAAAGATGCGTTATGTAAACTCGACGTGGCGGCTAAGTGCCCGCCGTCGTTGAGGAAGTCGGCGCTCCCCCGGGGTCAACCGAGACCGGAGGTCTGTTCAGGTGTTCGGGTTCCTGTGGGCCGACCTTTCAGGTTGGTCTCGCGGCCCGCTACGGCCCCCGTCGGGCTCGCACGCATCGCGCCTTTTCGTCCCCTTCCTCCCCTCCCTGAGCGACACTTCCCGCGGGTCGCTCGAGGCCTCAGAGGCCCCGCTGTGCCGCCGTCCATTCGTATGGGCGTCGAGCTCGGCGGGGCCTTTGTTTTTCACCCACGCGGGCTCGAGCAGCCCATGCCAGCGCCCAAGTCACGCCAGAGCGGCACCCGCCGTCCGGCGCAGTCTCGTCGTCCCCATACGCCCCAAGCCGCACCCACCGCCCCCGCGCCTCGCACCACGCTTCCGGCAAGCGTCCGGCCACTCCTCGAGCAGGCCCGGCGCGTCGCGTACGAGCTCGCTGAGGTGCTGCACCAAGCCCACGGCCAGGCCGCGGACGTGAGCGCTCCTGGTGCCGAGGCCATTGAGGGCCTCGAGTTCCAGCTGCAGGACATCCGCGACTCGCTCCTCAAGCTGCGCGAGGTGGCCAATGGCTGAGAGCTTCCGCCCACTGGCTCCTTCCGAGCGCGTCGTTCTCGCGGCCCTCCTGGAGTGCCCGGATCAGTCTGCCCGTGGCGTCTTCCACATCTTGTCGGGTCACGAGGTCGGCCGGTGCGCGCACCTCGTTGAGGTGACGTCCGTTCGCAGCGTCCTCGGTGTGCTCGACAGGCTCTCGCTGGCGCAGCTGGTGACGCAGTCCGGGGACGGCGTCTGGAACCTGAGCCCGCGCACGCGCGAGCTGCTGCGCCTGGGCCAGGCCGCCACTGCCGGTGTGCTGGAGGTGGCCAATGGATAGTCGGCGCGTGAACCTCGTTCACTTCGGGGCCCCGAAGGCGCTTGTCCTCGGATGTGGCCTGGGTGCGACGCGTCGGCGTCGCACCGTGACTCTGTCCGAGGTCGGCTGCGCGGCCTGCAGAGCGTCCTCCGAGTTTCGCGAGGCGGAGCGCTCGGCGGAGATGCTGCGTCGGCACCGCGAGCGCTGTGGGGCCTCTGGACATGTGCGCCGTCAGGACACGGCCAGCGAGTGCGGACGCTGCGGCGCTCCCCTGGAGGTGCACGATGGGTAGCGCACAGTTCAAGTGCGGCTTCGCCGGCTGCACGTTCTCCACCGACCGCATCGAAGAGCTCGCGGCTCACGACGTGGCGACGGGCCACCCCAGCCCTCGCGCCGGAGACTTCGGGGTCGCGCTGACGCGGGTGCAGCTGCTGTGCGCATCCATGGGTGGACACGAGCCGTCGGTCCGGAACCCCGCTGTGTGCGGCACCTGCGGAGCTACCCTCGTCCCGAGGCTGGGCGGTCGCTTGAAGTGCTCGGAGGTGGGCTGCGGGTTCAGCTCCGATGACCCAGGCGAGCTCGCGATCCACGAGGTGACGGTGCACGGCCTCGAGGAGGTGCAGCCCCTCGCGCAGGCCGACCTCCAGCGTTCCCTGCGGCAGAGCATCTGCGACCGCAGCGGTCACATTCCCAACCCCATCAACCCGACCGTGTGCCTCGCCTGCGGCGCTCGTCTGGAGGTGCTCCGTGGCTAACCCTCCTCGTAGCAGGGGCCCGCGCGGCTCCAAATCAACGCCTCCGGGGACGGGGACGTCTGCTGAGAGACCCGACGAACTGCCCACGGAGCGATGCTCTCGCGGTCAGCACGAGCCGATGAGGGGCGAGTCGCACCGCTGCGTGTACGGCGAGCACACGGTGCGGGGAGTGCCCTTGTCCGAGGAGTGCCTGGCGGGTAGGCATCGGCCGGCCCCGGGCAATCCGCGACGGTGCGTCGACTGCAACGCGTGGCCGTTGGGCGGCGAGGTCTCTCCGACGCCATCCTCGGCCGACGCCGAGGTTGAGGCCGCCGAGTACGAGCGCGCCAAGTCCCTTCAGGAATCCCTGGCGGACATTGGAGGGTATGAGGCGGCTGCGGTGCTCGTGCCGCCCGGGTCTGAGAGGCCCGCGCTGAGCTCTCCCCCCTCTGCGCTCGAAGATGCGAGCCGGTGGGACCGGTGCGGGAACTGGGGGTGTGCTCATTGGCGGAAGCGGCACGGGCCGCGGGGCTGTGAGGGGGAGCTCGACGCCTCCCAGGCGTGCGACTGCCCTGCGTTTGAGGAGCCCGAACTCTCGGCAGCGCTGCCGGTGCGTGGGGAGGCTCCCCACGTCCACACGCAGGAGTGCTACGAGGAGCGGCCAAGCGGTGACGGGGGCGCGCTCAGGGTATGCGCGAAGTGGACCCCCGAGGAACTGGCTGCCCTCAAGGACTCCTCTCCAGAGCCAGAGGAGTCGCTGGGCCCGAACAACTGCCTCACGTGCCCTGCCCGGGAGGTTGCTCTCAACCTGCAGGGCCAGTGCGCGGAGTGCGTCCGCAAGGCCGTTCCGGCGGAAGTCCTCGTGTGCACCGGCTGCTTCCGCGTGGCGCACGCCTACTGCGGCGGCAAGGAGGGCGACGTCCACGAGGGGTGCTCCAGTGATGGCCAGTGGAAGCGCTGGCCCCTTGTTGATGGGCGGCCGGCGCAACCCGTTCCGTTGCGCAGGGCGCTGGTGCTCCTCAGCGGAACTCTTGCGGTGGCCGTGGGCCTCGCGCGAGACGCCGCCTACTCCGCTCGCCTCTTCGCGCCCACCGCGTTGAGCACCACCCCAGAGGCGCTTCGGGTTGTCGCGCGTGACGTGGACAGGTTGTTCCGGCTCGTCGCCGCCGTCGAGGAACACCCTGCCATTTCCGAGCTGGGTACCGCCGGGACTGTGGGCTCGGACGCACCTGGACCAGAAGAGTCCACGCCGCCGTCGTACGTGGCGCGCTGGTTGGCCCTGGAGTCCCGGGTGGCGGCGGAGCGGGCGGAGCTCGAGAGCTCCAGCGGAGAGCCCGCGCCACTGGGGGCCCACAACTACTGGGGCTTCCTCGTGGAGGCCGAGGGCAAGAGGGATGACGGGCGCCCCATGCCCCGCTTCTCGGAGCTGAGAGGGGCGGAGCAGGACGCCTGGGAGTACGGAGCGCTTGCCGTGTTGCGCGGGGCCAGTGACGAGGACCTCGCGTGGGCCCGCAGTGAGCGCGAGCGAGGAGAGGCTGCAGCCGCGCCTGCCGAGCCCGGCGTGGCGGTGGCCAGCCAGGAGTCCGTCGTCGAGCTCGTGCGACGGGCCATCCATGTCGCAGAGACGCACCTCGGCGTGTGCCGGGACTTGCTGGAGGTGCGGCCCGGTGACGAGCAGTGGGCGCGGAACGCCGGCAAGCTGGAGGCTGTCCTCGCGGCCCTCCGCGCGGTGCCACTGGGACCGCCCGCTGCGGAGGAGGCCGGCCCGAGCGCGATTTCCCCTGCTGAGTCGGAACCGGCGACGCCGTGGAGGCACGAGCGCCTGCGGGTGGTCCTGGCCGACGTGGCGGACGGCATGCGCTGGCTCCTCGATCTGCTGAACGTGGCGGCGACCTATGCGCGTGAGGACGAGCCCGCCGTTGCGCTCGGCCTACGAGAGGACCTCGACCAGCTCTCGGAGGAGACGGCGGAGAACCTCCGCCTGCTCCACACCATGCTCGAGAGCTGGCGCGCGGCCAACCACGTGAGCGTGGAGGACCTGCGGGCCCTGCGCTCACGGATGGGGCGCCCTGGAGTGCTCGCGGCCCGGCGACAGCCCTGGCAGCTCAGCCAGGCGGAGCCGGATGCGCGCAGCCACAGCATCCCCGTGGTGCTGCTGCATGCCTCTCACCTCACGCTCCTTGCGGCCGGCTTCAACCAGGCGCTGCCCCAAATGGTGCGCCGTTCCTCCAGCGCCCGGACCCGGCGGAGTGAGGTCATTCTCGAGCGAATCGCCGCGCGCACGTTGCGCGACGGGCGCACCCTGGCTGCTCTCGCGCAGGTGCTGGGGCTGCCCGAGGAAGCGCCCATCCCGGCCGAGTTTGAGGACTTCAGGTACGCACTGACTCCGGTCGAGCCGGAGCGGGACGCGGACGGCGTCCCCTGCCCGGACGAACACCCGCGTGGGTTCGAGGTGCACCTGGAAGTCGTGTCCGAGGATGAGGCTCGAGCGGCGGAACTCCGGCCCCGTGTGAAGGCTGCTGGCTGGGACCTGGTGGGCCGGGAGGGTACGCACTGGCTGGCTGTGCGCCGCTTCGGTGAGGACGAGGGCGCAACGGCTGAGGTCCGCGTGGAGGACGGTGCGGCGCTCCTGCGGGACATCGCCACCGTCAACGAGACGGCGGCGGCGTGGCTGGCCCTCGCGCAGCTGTCCGAGTCGGAAGCCGCTGCGTACCTCCGCCCTCGTGTGGAGGCTCTGGGTTGGCGGTTGGAGGGCTACGAGGGCGGGAGGTGGTGCGCTCTCAACCCGGAGACGGGTGTGCGGGTGCGCCACCCGGACGGGTTGATTCTGCTGGAGCTGCTCACCGCCATCAGGCGGGGTGAAGCGGGAGGCGGCCATGAGTAGGCCCACCCCGCAGGGGCTGCTGGCGACGGCTCCCAGCCTGCCCGACCTGGAGCGCCGCAGCCGGGAGTTGGACGAGCGCGCGAGGCACCTCTCCAGCCAGCGCGAGGCTTTTCTGCTGGCTCTTGCTGGCGGGACTCCGCGAACGCCCGAGCAGCGCGCCAGATGGGCCTCTCTGACGACGGCACGGGAGGCGCTTGAGCTCGAGCGGGAGTGCCTCGATCTGGAGCGTCGGCGCGTCGACGAGCTCACCGCTGCGGTGCGTGCCGTGCCCACGCACAAGTGGGCCCGTTACGCGGGTTGGGTGGCCCAGCGCCATGCCAGTGCGGCGGAACTCCTGCTGGAGCAGCTCCGGCGCAAGCGGCGGGCTTTGGTGGAGATGCAGGCGCGTGCACGCGCGTGGGGGGGGGTGGCCTGTGCGTAGGCCAGCTGCTGCAACAGCCCGCAAGTGCGCGGGCTGTCCTTGCCTCTTGCCGCCCGCCTCGGAGACGGCCGCGGCGCTCCGCCAGGTGGCGAAGGAGTGTGTTCGCAACGCTCGGGCGCGCGCCTTTGGCGATCGCGCGCTGTATGGAGACGGGCACGGGGTCGCCTATGCCATTGCGACGGGCGAGCTGATTGGATGGCTCGGAACGGCCGCGGCGGCGCTGGAGGGGTTCTGTTCGAACACCTGCCGCACGATTTACCGCGCCGCGGAGGAGTGGAACCGGACCCGGGCGCTCGTGCTGCTCGGCCTGCTCAGCCAGGAAGGAGCTTCGCATGCTCCGTGACCTGGTGTGGTTCGACGGCGGCCGGGCCGCGAACGAGGACCAGCCGAGTGAACGCATCTCCGGGGCCGTCGTCTACGTCGTAGAGGACGCGGATGTGCTCGAGGTGTGGCCGCGCGGCGTGCGGCCGCCGCCGCCGCCACCGGACGCGCTGGCGTTGGGCGGTGACGGGGAAGGGGGCGGCCATGGCTAGCGTGCCCGTGCACCTGCAAGGCGGACGGACGCCGCGAGGCGGGGCGCAACAGGAGGGCTCCATGACAGGCGCCCTCGCACGTCCCCCTCCCCTTCCCTGGCAACGCTCGGAGTGGCTCGAGGCGGCCTTCCGCGCGATAGACGCACTGGGCCCGCCCAGCGACGGCGGGGGCCTGCTCACGCTCGACGCGGCGCCCTGCGTGGTGCTGACGGTCGAGGGGGGCGGGCTCGCGCGCAGCTTGGTTGCCTATGAGCCGTTCCGGGTGCTGCGACAGCCGCCACGGCCGCGAGGGCCCGGCGCCCCGTTCGTGGTGCTCACCGCTCGGGGCGGTGGGCTCTCACGCACCGAGGTCCTCTTCGAGCCGTTCCGACTAGTGCATCAGCTGCGCCGGCAGTGTGCCGGCGCTCGCCGGAGGCCTCCTCGAGGGCCGCTTACCTGCGCGGCGCCCTCACTGCGCCGCTCGGGGCCCAAGCCACGGCCTCGCCGGTGGGCGCGGAGCACGGTCCCGGCTGCGGAGGCCCGGGCCGTCGGCGTGCACCACCCGCTTCCCAGCGGTGACGTGGCTGACGAGGTGCCCCGGGGGCAGCTGCTCACCTCGCCCACCCCAGCGCCTCAGCCCCTGCCGGAACTGCCTCCCCAGTCCGAGCCGACGGCGGCGCCTGCCGACTGGCCCTGGCCACCCTGCCCCCTGGCTCCTGTGGACGCGCGCCCGCGGGAGCTGGTGCGGGCGGCCATCGCCGAGCACCGCCTGTGGGACGTCACGGAAGGCAAGCCGGGGCCCCGGCCGCCCCCGTCGCGCCAGGAGTTGCCTCCCCGGGGCTCCACGGCCTGGCCGGAGCGGCGCACGGGCGGGCGAACGTTCTCGGAATTCTGGGGGGACGTCCGCGCCCGGGAGTCCGGAGAGCGCCGTGCGCTGGAGGAGGCGACTGCGACCGCCCGGGAGGCCGGCTTCCTCTTGCGGCGCACCCTCGGGCCAAGCGGCTGCGTGTACGAGGCGACGCTGGAGGACCAGGGTTTGAGGAAGCACCTGGGGGGCGGGACCGTCGTCGTCACCGCCGCGAGCGTCGAGGAGCTCCGCGCGGCGCTCCGCCCCTACTGGCGGGCGCTGCTGCTCCTCGGCCGCCCAGCTCGACTGCCTCGGCGCAAGTACCCCAAGAAGGCGCCCCCCCCTCAGCAACTCTCGCTTGAGCTGTCATTGGGACGCCGTCGCGAAGGGGGGCGGCAATGAGAGCGCTCGCGGTGGTGGGGGACGTACTGCGCGCCCTGCTCATGCTCTTCGCCTGCGGGGCGCTCCTGGCGGGCGAATGGCAGCCAGGTGCAGTCGCGTTTGCGCTGCTGCTGCTGGTTCGGTGGCTCCGCTCGGTGCCTCCGGCGCACGTCCGTGAGGCGCTGGAATCGCGCGCCGGGGCGTCGCTCCGTCGGGTGGTGCTCGAGGTGTTGCTGCGGGACGTACTCGCGGCCGCGCACCTGTGGGGGCTGCCTCCGGAGGCCGTGGGGGCGCTGCTGGAGCAGCTCGGAGGGGAACTGCGCCGTGGACGCGTGCAGGCGCTCGCTGTGGAGCTCCACCAGAGCCACCGGCGCGAGAGGGGCGGCCATGGGTGACCGTGTTGCTCGGAGGTGCCGACAGCCGAGACGGGGGGGACGGAGGTGAGTGACGCCAGAGACCTGGAGAGATTCGCCGAGCTGTTGAAGGCCTACAGCAACGCCATCAACTGCATGGTGGATGCGTCTCGCGCCGTGTCGGAGCCCCTGCGCTTACTGGCCGCAGCACTCGTCTACCCCCTCCCAGGGTGGGAGAGGTCGGCGCTTCTACGTGCGGTCGCGGTGCGGCTTCAACTCGAGGAGGCTGCGCTCGCTCAGGCACTTGCCGCGGCCTCGGCACTGCGAGTCGCGCTCGAGGGCGAGGACGGCAAGGGAGGCGCGCCCACGTGCTGAGCGCCCTTCTCCTGGCTGGGGTGGCGCTGGTCTCGTCGGAGGTCCTGCGGCGGGTGTGGAGGCGCCGTGCTCGGCGAAACCGGCTGCTGACGCAGTGGGAGCGCCGCCGGCGTGCTGAGCGGGAGGGACGGTATCGGTGAAGATCCGTCCACTCAGCACGCGACGACCTGGTTCCACGGCACGCGGTCTCACCCGGGTCGGCGATCAGCTCGACCTGCTCGGCTGGACGAGCGCGTCCACCGCGGGGGAGTCGGGCGCGTACGCCGCGCGTCCGCTCGCTGCCGAGCTTCGGCCCGAGGAGCCGCGGGGAGAACAGGAGGGTGCCCGGGTCGCGGGGGTTCGCGCGACGGGCCTGAAGCCAGAGGAGTTGTGCCAGCCGTGGAGCTACATGGTGGAGGCGGACGCGGCACGTGCCCTTGCGAAGCTTGAGGGCATGGCGGACCGGCACGCTGCCGAGCTCGCCCAGTGGCACGCGAACGACGGGGTGACGCCCACCATGGGCGTGCTCCTGGCCCTGATGCGCCCCCTGCACGGCGTACCTGGACCGAAGATGCCCAAGGGAGACAGGCGACGCCTGTACGGCCTCGGCTTCCAAGTGCCACTGCGGTGGTTGGAGCGGTACTCCGGCAGACACCGGGCGACGGTGTGCCGGGCCCTCAGTCTCTGTGTCGAGCGCGGCCTCCTCGCTCGCTACTCCAACGTACGCAAGGTGTCGAGGGTGACTGCGCGCCGTGAGGTGCCGCTCGCGTCCGTGGTGACGCGAGATGGCGTCGAACGCTCGAGCGTCAACGTGCACGGCGTCCTTTACCTGACGCCGAAGGGCGCCGCCTGGCTGGACCGGCGGGGCACCACCTCGGCGGACCTCGGTGACCGCAATCCGCGCCTGCACGGGCGCCGTGGCCAGGTGCGCGTGGGCCTGCTGTGGGCCGTTCAGTCCGCTTTTCGACGAGTAGCTCGCTGGGTGGCGAGGAGGTTCGCCTCGTCCCGGGGTGACGCGACACCAGAGGAGGAGGCACCGCGAGTAGAAGAGTCTTTAGTAGTTGTCCGAGCTGTGGAAAACGGGCCATCCCCACCAGGAGGGGCGGTGTCGCCTGCGGCGACGGCCCATCAGACAGGCACAGGAGGCCCGTACGCCCCCGCGAGGGGCCGACCGAGTGCCTCCGCCACCCCCCCGGGACTCCCCGCTCGTACGACCCGCAGGGATGGCTTCTACCCTGCGGGCCTGACACAGGCTGGCGCGGCCGGGGGTGGCGCGTTTTCGCGGGTGGGTGGAGGTGTGCAGTCAGGTAGCTCCGGCCCTCCGACGCACTGGGGGCCCTATTTGGACCGGGAGACGGACAGGTGCTGGACGCGGCATGTTCAGGTGGAGGGGGGCCCAGACCGCCGTGTGCGCGTTCCGGTGGGTGGCATCGGTGGGCTCAACTACGGTGACAGCAGGGAGGAGCTCCGCCCGGGCCGGGTGTGGACGTGGAGCCCGGCGCTCACCGCCGCTGAGGCCTACCCCGTCGAGTGGGCGCGGGCTGGAAAGGGCCCGGCGGGGGACGTCATCCGCCGGACGCTCACGGTGCGCTTCGGCGAGCTCCTCGGCCGCAGGCTGCGGCTGCGCTTCGCGGAATGGGAGGGCCGGCGCCGCGCCGGGCAGGTGACGGGCTGCCCGTTGGAGGGATGCGACTGCCTCTCCGCCGAGCTGGCTCGAGCCGCGCCTGCCGTCCCCGCTCGAGCAGGCAGTCCCGCCAGCTTCGCCCACCCGGCTGTCCCAACCGAGCTCGAGCAGGTGCAGCGGGTGACGGACTCGGTCCTTGCGTGGGCGGCCGCGCATGGGGACGAGCTCGCCGAGACGCAGCTTGCCAACCGAGTCGAGGCCGTGGCCGTGGCGGCGGCCGCGCTCAAGGAGGCCAGCTCCGCCGCCGTCTACGACTTCTCCAGCGCCGCGCTGCACCTGCTCGAGGCGCTTACGGTGGCTGGCCGGCTCGGCCAGGCGCTCCGGGACGACGCCGCTGGCGTGCGCTGGCGCCGGGCTCATGTGAAGGGGGGCGCGCCGGCGGCGCTCCTCGATGCGCTGCGGGACGCGGAGTCCATGGGCACCACGCTCGCGGCCTGGTGCCGCACTGCCGTGGCGCAGCTCGAGCGCACCGTTGCCTCCACCCGGGTGGTCCCTCGGAGTGCAGACGAAGCGCAGAGGGCCTGGGGAAAGAAGCTCGAGGCGCTCGCAACGCAACGGAGGGGCACGAAGTAGGGGCGGCCGGTTCTTGGAACCCACCTGGTGCCATTGGTGGCCAAAATGGGCCGAAACCGACGCTTTGGTGTCCGAGCACCTCCCTGACACCCAAGCCCGCGCGACCGTCGGAGAGGCTGGGAAGGACCGGCCCACCGCCGATGACTCCGGTGGCGGGCCGGGGGAGCCGCAGGGTGGGTTGCCGGCACGGCTCGTGCTCGTCATCGCCGTGACTGGGCTGCGCGTCCAGCACGTAGGGGGTCGGGTGTCCCCTGCCCTCCCTCGCAGGGCCCGGTGCGGGTGCGCCGGGCGCCTGCGCAGTCCTGCGCGTGCACCCAGGAGGCGAATACCCCGGGCCGTTGGCTCAGGAAGCCAACGGCCCGGGGTATTGGCCCATCTCTGCGGCCGGATACCCTCCCGGAAGTAGGTTCAGCCCGGTGCCACCGAAGGACACTTTGTCGGCTTGGGCGACTAGGTACCCGTCGAGCACGTGGCTGTAGTGCTCCTCCGTGACCCGGACATCACTGTGGCCTAAGACCTCCTGCACGAAACGAATGTCTCGGGTCCTGGCGTAGGCGTGCGTGCCCCAGGTGCTGCGGAGGTCCTTGAACCGGTGCTCGAGCGGGACCGCGGTGGGCCACAGCCTGCGACCACACCTCGGACATGCGGCTGGTGAACGATCCGGCCTTCGCTCGACGTGCCCGCAACCCTTACGCCTTCCGCGCGTGACACAGCGATGGTCGAATCCCTGAACCAGGCCGGCCCGGACGAGGGCGCGCCGGACTACCCGGTGAAGGGCAACTCCGCGGTGCTGCTGCTGCCCGCAGGCATCTGGGAAGACGAACGGGCTGCAGGCCATCCTCGCTAGCTCCTGCATGACGGCCCACACCCAGGTGGACAGTGGCACGACGCGCGAGCGCCCGCCCTTGGTGGTGGCGCTGTCATGGCTGCGCGCAACCAGGAGCTGCCGACGATCGAGGTCTACGTCCTCCCATCGCAGTGCGAGTAGCTCACCCTTGCGCAGGCCGGTGCCGACCGCGACGGCGCAGAGAGCCCGGTACCGAGGCGGGACGGACGCCAGGAGCCGGGGGACGTCCTGCTCCTGCAGGAAGCGAGGACGTCGGCGTGGAACCCTGACGCGGCCGAGCTCGCGGGCCGGATTGGGGCCCGTGACTGCTCGGAGCTCGCGCGAGAGGAATGTGTAGGAGGCCTGGACGGCGACTCGGAGGTGCTCGCGCGTCTGCGGTGATACATCCACGTTAGCTGCGAGCATCCTCCGCACGTCGGCGGGGGTGACCGCATGGCATGGCAGCCGCCCGAGGTATGGCAGGATTCGAGTGAACCGGCTCACCAGCTGGGGCTTGCTTCGATACTCGGGCGGGAGACTTTCAAGGTACAGGCGTACGCCTTCCCTGTAGAGCAATCGGCTGGCGCTGCGCTTCGGGAGGGAGTTGCTGTAGCCCATCAACCAGGAAGATGGCGGCCGTTCCTCCCAGTGGCGGCAGACCGCGCATGCATGCCCGGTCACCGGACGGCCCGGCGTTGGGGTGGAGTGAATGGTAGGTCTGGAGGGGTAGACGCCGCGTGGCCCATGGTGCCAGGGGAGACCCCTGGACGCGCCCTGATCCGTGCTATCGATCAAGGCATGACGCCGAAGCTCAGTGTCCCAGGATGGCTCGGAACGATTCAGGGCGGACGTGCCGCAGGGCGAACCGCCGAGACGCTCAGCACCTCCATTGTCGCCGCCGCCGCCGGCAACAGCGTGCGACTCGTCACTCCAGCCCCAGATGCGACGCGGCGAATCCTTGCCGAGACGCTGGCCCTACTCGCACCGGATGCGAAAGAAGTGGACGGTGTGTGGCGCTGGCCTGGAGGTGGTTCCCTCAGTGTCGCTGGTTCGGCATGAGCTGCACGAACAGGAAGGGCTCGGCCGCCAGCAGAAGCCAGCCCGTGGACATTCGAGGCTGCCGCATCACTTGCCCGATCGCTGGACCATCGCCATCTCAATAGCGACTCCCTCTGTTCAAACGCGAAGGGCCCGGCCTGCAGCTCGAGACCGGGCCCTTCGTGTGTGGCGACGCACCAGCGGCTCAGTGCGCGCGGCTCTTCGCGGTGGCGTACTGGTGGGCGGCGCCGAGCTTCTTCCCCCAAGCGTAGAGCCCAGACGCCCCGGCAGCCGTCGCCAGTGCGCCGATCACCATCGAGAGACTCAGCGGCTTTCCAGCGAGCAGCGTCGAGGACACCTGCAGCGCGGCCGCCACCAGTAGTGACAGGCCCATACCGGCGGCATCCGAGCTCAGCCAGGGGAACCAGGACGCCCCGAAGCGCCGAACCACGTACACGAAGCCGAGGACGAGCGCGCACGCGAGCAGCCCCCAGTTCCGGGAGCTGATCGCCTGGGCCGCGAGCCGCACCACCTCACCAAGCGACGGGTCGGCGTGCGCATCGATGTCAGGCGCGGAGGTCGCTAGCGCCGCGATGTCCACGAGCGCGGGAGCGCTGACCTCTACCGGGACGAGCGAAGGCGTGCTGGTGGCGTCGTCGAGCGCCGCGGAAGGGGGACGGACCTCGTCCCGACGCTGGCCCGGCTCGGCCAGGGCCAGCGTCGACAGGGTGAGTAGCGAGAGAACTGCGAGGAACGACAGACGCATGGGTGCTCCTGTGTTGTGGGCGGCCAGAGGCCGGCCCGGGGTGAAGTGCAGGAAGGGCTGGCTCAGGGCCGACGCGACTGGGGCAGCGGCCACAGCGACGGCGCGCCGGCAGCCATCAGCGCGGCCTTGATGGCTGCGACGTCCTCACGGGTGCCACGGGTGTCCGTCCTCATTTCGGCCAACGTCGCGCCCGTCGCCTCTTTCCACGCCCGGAGCTCCGCGACCTGGCCGCGCAGTTCCTCGACATCCCTCGAGTACCGGCCGAGGGCGAAGAGCCCTGGGGCGGCGCCCATCACAACGGAGAGAACGAAGGGCAGCCAGGGCGAGGGCTTGGAGTCGACGGCAGCAGTCGGCGAGGTCACGCCCGGCGAGAAGGGGCGGAAGCGGCCACGGAAGGCTCGAAACGCACCGTGAGGACCCCCCCACCCTCTTTTTCCCGCACCGGGGGCAAAACGCAGGATTGCTCGGCGGGTGCAATCCCGCGCTCCCGCCCTACCCCACGGTACTTTTTCGGAAACCTGGACGGGAACTGTCGGACGACCCCCAGAAATTTTGGATTCCGCGGCCCTACCCCGGGCCCTGGAGGACCTGTCTCCGCCGGGCAGGGGGCCATCAGGGTCTTCCGCGAGGCTGCCCAGCGCGGGCCTCTGGCGCCCCTTCTCCTCGGGAGTCTCCAGCCAGAGGACTCAGCATGCCCACCTGTCCACCGTCCAGCCCTGTGCAGTGGTTGATCGACTCTCTCCGAGGTAGCTACCGCTTCGGCATTCAGGCCCACCCGGAGCGGTTCGGGTGGGTCCGCCTCACGGGCAGGCGGGACCTGGCCGGCGTGGAGGTGGAGACGACGACGCGGCTACTCGTTTCGTGCGGGGAGCGCTGGAGGCGTGGCGTCTGCGAGGCGCTGCTCGAGGCGCAGAAGGAGCTGGTGTCGTTGCAGCGGCCGGTGCACCTGGTCAACGTTCCGAGCGGCAGGACGGACTGTGGGCTTGATGCTGGGGCCCCCGGCGAGAAGTGGACCGTGCCGGTGACCCTCAGCCGCGCCGAGGCCAACTGTCCAGCGTGCCTCGGCGAGGGCGCCCGTGAGGAGCGGCGCGCCGCCATCGATCGCGCGCTGCACGAGCTCGTCGGGCGCCAGGTCCTCGAGGGCAAGCTCCTCGTGAGCGTTGACCCGGCCGCCACCTCCGATGGCGTCGTGGTGCACGTGGACCCGGCTGCCGCCGTGCAGGTCCTCGATGTCGACGTGGCGGTCGAAGTGGATACGGACGTTCGCGCGCTGGCCACGAACGCCGACGATGGGCAGGTGGACGCGTTCCTATTGGGTATCGGAGAGATCGCCCGCGCCACGCGCGAGCTCGCCGAGGCCCAGCGTGCCGTGAATGGTGGGGGCGACTCCGTCGAGGATCTCGTCGACGACGTGGCAAGGAAGCTCCGCGAGCGGGTGAAGCGGCTCGACGCCAGCAACGGGCAGGCCTGATAGCCCGCTCTGCGGTCCTCCCCCGCCCCTTCTTCCCGGCATGGCCCGGCCCAAGGGGATGACGGAGGAGGACCTGCGCTCGCCCGCGGACGACAGCGCGGAGCCAGTGGAGGTTCCCGACCCGCTGGCCGGCTGGCGGTGGGAGGACGATAAGCCCGGGCCGAGCTCCACCCTCAAGCCCGAGATGATTCCGGTCATCGCCCGGGCGGTGGCCAGCGGAGCCTCCAAGAGGGAAGCCGCGGCGGACGCCGGCACCACCGAGGACTGCCTGGGCGCGTGGCTCAAGCGCGGCGAGGAGGCCGTCCGCAAGCGCAAGCGCAGTCCCTACACCCGGCTCCTGCGGGCGTACGAGAAGGCGGAGGCACACTACCAGCGCTTCCTCCGCGAGCTCGGCCACCGCACCGTCGTGGACAAGAAGGCCAACCCGCGCTTTTTGACGTGGGCCCTGGCCGTCCGGGACCCGAAGCGCTTCACGGTGCCCAAGGAGACGGCCGCGGCGCAGAAGTCGAACGGGCTCGGTCCCGCCTTCGAGCTCGTCACGCCCGAGGCCGCGGCCACGTCGCTCGAGGAGAAGCTGCGCAAATTCATCGGGCTCGAGGACGAGCGCGAGGCCCTCTTCGCCTCCATCCAGGCCGAAGTCGAGCAGGGTGGCCCGACGCCGCCGGCGGCGGGTGGCTCGAGCGCGTAATGGCAGCCGTCGTCTCGCCGCGTCCGACTCGGGACCTGTTCGCCGGCATCCCCATCCTCTCCTCGGACAACCTGGGCCGGTACTCCCTCTCCGACCAGGTGGCGCTGACGGGGCGGGCGCTGCTGCGGGGTGGGCAGTCATTGACCCAGGCGCTGGGGCTCACCCCGGCCGAGGTGCTCGTCTGGTTCTACGAGCTGCGCTTCTCGCTACGGCCGGTGCAGCAACTTCCCCCCGACTCCACCAAGTGGCGGACCTGGTTCTTCCTGGGGGGGCGCGGCACGGGGAAGACGCACGCGGGCGCGGCCGCCGTCATCGAGGAGGCGATGCGCGACCCGAGCGCGCGCATCCTCATCGTCGGCCCGACGGACAGCGAGATCCGCAAGAACCAGCTCGAGGGCCTCTCCGGCATCCTCACCCTGGCGCCTCCCTGGTTCAAGCCGGTGCACCAGCGCAGCAAACGCACGTTGGTGTTCCCGAATGGTGCGTTGGCCTTCTACGTCCCTGCGCAGGCCGGCCCGGACAAGTTCAGGGGCTATAACGTCACCTTCGTTTGGGCCGACGAAATCGTGGCCTGGAAGAAGGACCCGGAGGGCGTCTACGAGGAGTGCCGCCGGGTGGCACGCGTTCGCACGCCGCGCATGGAGGCGTTGGACCTGCCGGCGCGCATGGTCATCACCACGACGCCGGCGCCCACGCCCCTCTTCGAGAAGATTCTCTCGGAGAAGGAGGGGCTCTTCCTCGCCCGCTCCACGACGCTCGACAACGCGGCCAACCTGGACCCGGCTACCGTGCGCCGGGCGCTCCGGCTGATCCACACCACGGACGGACGCCGCGAGTACGGCGGCGAGCTCTTCTGGGGGATGTCGGCATGCCTCTATCAGTGCGTCGACTGGAACGCCTCTCGGGTGAAGGACATCCAGTCCATCACCCCGCGCGTCGACAAGGAGGGCAAGCCCCGTCCGCTCTTCGACAAGGTGGTGGTTGGCGTCGACCCGGCCACAGGGGAGAAGAAGAACAGCGACCAGCACGGCATAGTCGTTGAGGGGGTCCGAGAGGAAGACGACGGCCTCGAGCACGTCTACATCCTGCAGGACCTCTCGATGCGCTCCCCGGACTCTTCGGCCTGGGCGAAGGCGGCGGTGGATGCTGTGCGCCGGTGGGAACACTTGGCGCCTCCGAGGAAGACTTTCATCTTCGCGGAGACGAACACCGGCGGAAGTATCGTGAAGGACTGCGTCCGCAACGTGGACGCGACGGTGAAGGTGAGGGGGGAGCGCGCCCGACAGTCCAAGGCGGAGCGGGCCGCGCCGGTGTCCGGCTATGCGGAGGCCGGGTTGGTCCACATGGTGGGCAAACACCACGCCCTGGAGAAGCAGCTCGGGAGCTTCACCGGGCAGGCGGGAGGGCACGCGAGGGATGACCGCGCTGATGCGTTCGCGTGGCCCATCTACAAGTACGTCTGCAGGAAGGCGCGGAACCGCGGCGCCCTGGGCAAGGCGGCCGCCAGCGCCGAGGACGAAGAGGACGAGGACGAGTAGCCGGCGGTGCGCCCCTTCTCGGTGGGCATGTCCTTCCGCTCGCGCGCAAAGGCCGCACTTGCCGGTCTGTTGCTCGGCCCCCAGGCGGGCCGCCCCGTCGTCCACGGGATTCCCATGTTCCCTCAGTCGGCGCGGCGCGGCTCGCGGGCGGTGCTCGGCGCCTACCGCACCAACGCCTGGCTGCAGGCCGTGGTGGACACTGTGGCGGAGGCAGTGGCGACGCCGCGCTGGCGCGTCCTCGTCCCCGTCTCCCAGGAGGGGAAGGCCGTCGCCAGAATCTGCAAGGCCATGTCGTTTCAGGAGCGCGACGGCCGCGGGACGCTCGAGCGTCACAAGGCGCTGGCGCGAGGCGTCGAGCGTGGCCACCTGGTCGAGCTGGACGAGCACGAGCTCATCAACGTGCTCGAGGCGCCCCACCCCCTCTTCACCGGCCGCGAGCTGCGCAAGGTGCAGCAGATTCACCTCGACCTGGCCGGCGAGTCGTTCCTGTGGCTTCGCCGCACGCTCGACGGCTCTCGGCGCGTCGTCGGCTTCGAGGTGATTCCACCTCAGTGCGTGACTCACACGCCCGGCGACGCCGGCGCGGCGGGGCGCTACCTCGTCACGTACCAGCGCCTGTCCTCCCAGGTGGAGGAATCCGAAATGCTCTGGCTCCGCCACTTGGACCCGGAGAACCTGTATGGCCGCGGAGTCGGGCGAGGGCAGGCGCTCGGCAACGAGATTGACACCGCCGAGTCCATCCAGGAGGCGCGGCAGGCCACGTTCGCCAGGGGCGGCCTGCCTGCGGCGGTTGTTGGCGTCGAGGGCGAGGACAGCGAGGACGCGGCGGAGGACCTCGAGAAAAAGTACCTGGACCGGAGCAACAACCCGACCAGTGCCGGGTGGGTGTGGTTCGTCCCCGGGGGCGTCTCGCTGTCGCAGATTCAGCAGGACTTCCGCGCGCTGCAGATGGACGAGTCAGAGAAGGGCGTGCGCGACCTCGTGCGGCAGTCCTTCAACATCCCCCCCGAGCTGGTGGGAGACCTCACGGCCTCCAATCGCTCGACGTCCGAGTCCGCCAAGTACACCCTGGCGGAGTACGCGGTCCTTCCTCGCCTCGAGTTCCTGCGGACGGAGTACCAGCTCCGGCTCGTGCCGCTCGTCGACGGGGACGCCGTACTCGACTACCAGGACCCCCGGCCGCACTCCTGGGAGCGGCGGCACCAGGCGATGACCTCGAGCTACGGCCCTCACGTCTTCTACAACGAGGCGAGGGAGCTCGCCGGCCTGGCCCCCGTGGAGAAGTTCAAGGGGGTGTCCTTCGCGCTCGTGCCGGGCGCCCAGCCTGTCCAGGACGGGCCCAAGGCGCCGCAGAACGCACCGCCACCACGGGGGCCCGGTAAGGGGTAGCCCAGGGCGCCGCCTCTTCTCTCGGGCCATGAGGGTCAAGAACAAGCCCACCCCGCCCGCTGACGGCGTCATCAAGTCGCTCGGCCACCTGGTCGAGAAGGCCGACGCCGGCGGCAAGCCGGTCTTTCGCATCACCTCCGATGTCCTGGACCGGCATCGCGACAGGGTGAAGCCGAACTCTCTCAAGACGGAGAACTACGAGAAGAACCCCGTCCTCCTGTGGAACCACAACGACTGCGAGCCTGCGATCGGCACCTGCCGCATCTTCCAGGAGAACGGCGAGTGGTTCATGGAGCCGAATTTCGACGGCATCGGCGAGCTGTCGAAGGACGTGGCCGCGAAGGTGGCCGCCGGCACCCTGCGCACCTGCAGCATCCGATTCCGCTTCCTCAAGTACGCGTACAACGAGGACGGAGGCCTCGACTACGAGGAGGTGGAGCTGCTGGAGGTGAGCATTACCAACATTCCCGCCAACCCCGAGGCACTCCGAGTGAAGAACCAGGCCCAGCACCAGAAGCAGAAGAGCGACACCACCCAGCCGGACGGCGAGCAATCGAAGGCGCTCGAGCAGCCCGACCTCGATGCGATTCAGGCCGCCTGCAAGGTCGCGTGCGAGGAGGCCACGAAGGCCTGCATGGAGGCGCTCGCCCGCGTCGAGGAGATGCTGGGAAAGCTCCTCGGTGACGAGGAGGCCGAGCAGGAGCCGGGGGAGGAGGCCGCCAACGCCAACGGAGAGGAGGAGCCTGTGGACGGCGAGCCCGCCAAGAACGAAGACGTGGAGATGACGGACGAGGAGGCCTCGGAGCTCAAGGCCTTCTTCAGCCAAGCGGTGGCCTCCAAGCGGAAGTGAGCGCCGCCCCTTCTCTTCTCTGACTGCAATGGGGCGCGGTGCGCCCCTTCCCCCCCACCAGAGAAGAGACACACCATGAAGTTTCCCAGGGTTCTCCAGCGCGCCATCGCCGCCGAGACCACGAAGGCGGTAGCGGCCGAGCGGGCTCGCCTCCACGCCGGTGCCCCGGCCGCCACCTCGGGCAAGAGCGACAAGGGCCCCAGCCGGGACGAGCTGCGCCTGGCCATGGGGCTACGGCTCAAGTCGCTCTGGATGCACCACCCCATGCACGCGTCGAAGTCGGCGGCGACCGACCGTGACTGGGTGAAGAAGAGCGCCAGCGCCTTCGAGTCCGTCTTCTCGCAGGGTGGCTCCCTCCTGGCGCAGCAGTACAGCTCGGAGGTTATCGAGCTGCTGCGGCCGCGGACGGTGCTCCTGCGTGCCGGCGCGCGCAAGGAGGTCTTCCAGGGGAAGCTCAACATCGGCCGGCTCAATGGCGGGGCCGTCGCGGAGTTCGTCGCCGAGGGCAAGGCGCCCACCATCAGTAAGATCGACACGGGCGCGGTCATCCTCGAGGGCCACAAGCTGATGGCCATCTACGAGCCCAGCAACGACATGCTGCGCAACCCCTCCGTCGATTCGGCGGGCACGCTGGCCGACGACCTCCTGGCCGCGATGGGCATCGCCTCGGACAAGAACGGGTTCATCGGCGACGGCATCGGGGCCAATCCCCTGGGCATCGTGAAGCAGGTGAAGCTCGCCACGAACAAGGTGGCGGGGGTGGCCATCACCCAAGCCAACCTCGCCAACGTCATCCGCTTCATCGATGCGCTCGAGCAGCGGGTGAAGGGCAGCAACCTGGAGCTCGAGGGCAACGCGCCATTCTGGAGCTTCTCCAGTGCGGTGGAGTCGGCGCTCAAGTCACTGACCTTCACGAACGGTGGATTCGTCTACCGGCAGCAGCTCGAGGACGGGAAGCTCAACGGCAAGCCCGTCTTCATCACCGAGAGCTACGGCGACAACTACTTCTTCTTCGGCTTGGCCACCCAGCTCTACTTCGGCCTGGACAACAAGGCGGGCGACATCATCCTCGACATGTCCCAGCCGCACTTCGCCGAGGACCTCACGATGATGAAGGCCATCTCGTACGTGGACTGGAAGCTCCGCCACGACAGGGCCTTCTCCTTCTCCGACAACGTGACGCTCGTCTGATGATGCTGGCCGGGCGCACCGCGGGCCCGGCCGCCCCTCCACCTCCCCGCAGTCCGCAGAGACCTCCATGCACAGCAGCTCCACCCATATCGGCGCCTACATCCGCACCGTCACGCCGGACGGCAAGGTGCAGGGGTACCCGCCCTCTGTCCTCACCGCCGGCACCGACTACGGCGACGCCTTCACCTACGATGGCGCCAAGTCCCTCACCCTCACCGTGGCGACGGGCGCCGCCACGGGAAGCCCCACCGAGCAGACATCGACTGTCTCGCTCCAGTCCTCGGCGGACGGCGCCGAGTGGTCCGACGTTGCCGACTCCACGGTGGCCCTCACCGGTGACGAGAAGGCGGGCGAGGTGGATGTCAACCTCACGGCTCTGCCCGCGGGGCACGGGAAGCTGCGGGCCAAGGTGGTGACGGCCTTCACCGGCGGCTCGAGTCCGAAGCAGTCGGTGGCCGCCATCGTCACCCTGGGCGGCTTCGGCTTCCTCCCCGTCTGAGCGGGGCACCCCTTCTCCCGGGGTGATGCCCTCCCCTCTCGACTTCGTGACGCTCGCCCAGGCGTCCGATCGGCTGAAGGTCTCCACCTCCGATGCGGAGCTCCCCGGCTTCATCACCGCGGCGAGCTCCGCTCTCGCGGGATGGATCGGGTACGAGGCGCACCGCCGGGAGGAGGTCGAGGAGTCCGTCCCGTCCGACGGCGGCGTGTACCTCTGGCTGCGCTCGGGTGCGGTGCGCCAGGTGCTGAGCGTAACCTTCGACGGCGCCGACGTGCCGCCCGGCACCTACCACATAGACAGCCCCACCCAAGGGCGCATCGTTCGCCGCTCGGGCACGTGGCCGTTCACCGGCACCTGGTCGCACGGGGTGGAGCCTCTCCCCCTGGCAAGCCATGACACGGGGCGGCTCCTCGTGCGCTTCACCGCGGGCTGGCGCACGCCCGGGCAGGTGGCGCTCGCGCTCGAGGCGGACCCCGGGAGCACGCTGCAGAGCGAGCTCCCGGCCGAGCTCAGGGAGGCCGTCCTCATCACCCTTGCCGCGCTGTACCGCCCGGCCGGGAGAGACCCCAACGTCGTGTCCCGCTCCACTGGCTCCGGCTCGGTAACGTGGCGCGCGGACCCGGCCGCGGTGCCCCCTCTTGCGCAGCAGCTGGCGCGCCGACACCGCAAGCTCCATCGGAGGCAGGCGTGAGCAGCCTCATCGCCGAGGACCTCCGCGAGTGGTTCCACCTGCGGCGGTGGCTCCGCACCGAGGACAACGGGCGCCGGGAGGTGTACGGCGCGATTGAGCGGCACCCTTGCCGCTGGGAGCCAGGTGCTCGCCGGGTTGAGGCGGTGGACGGCCGCACCGTCGTGGCCCAGGGCACCCTCTGGACGACGGCTCGCATCGGACAGCAGGAGCTCCGCAAGCTGCAGCTGTGGCTCCCCGAGGAGGACCCGACGAATGCTGGGCTGAGCCGCCAAGCCGTGCAGGTGTACGGCCGGACGGACCTGGAGACGGGCGCCTTCGACCATTCGGAGGTGGTGATTTGAGCCTCAGAGACTGCGAGCTCGACACCGCGAAGCTCCTCGAGGCCGCCGGCCTGGGCTCCCTGGCGGATGGCGAGCCGAACCTGTTCGCGGGGCCGTTCCCTACGAGCGCGCCGGACCGGATGATCGCATGTCGGCGCTCGGGAGCAGAGCCTCCCGAGCCCTACATCTCCAACACCCGACTGCACATCCACAGGGAGACGGTGACGGTGCTGGTGCGCGGTACGGCCGAGCCCGGCAGCTACACGGACAGCGGCAACTTGGCGCGGGCGGCGTGGAGCGCGCTCTTCGAAGTTCGTCCGCCCGAGTACATCCGCGTCCTCGCGGAGGACGGGGGGCCCACCTACCTGGGCAGCGACGACGCGCAGCGGCCCCAGTGGAGCTTCACGATTGGCCTCGAGTACCTCTCCGCTTCGGCGCCCGGCGTGGTGGTGCCCCTCACCCGGGAGGCCTCCCTGCTCGTCGAGGGGCTCTCGGTGGCGGGGGACACCCTCGTGGGTCGGATGCTCCAGCTCGGCGCCCTGCCCTTCGCGGACTTCCCCTCACCCGCGGGCCACGCCGGCGCGCTGCTCTTCGACGCGGACGCAGGCGAGCTCCGCGTCTCGGACGGCAGCGCGTGGCACGCGGTGGGCGCTCCCGCTGGGCTTCCCGCCGGCGCCCTCACGGTCACCGGGGTTGCCGCCGGCGAGGACGGGCTCACGCTGCCGACGGGGGTGCGGCTACGCCTGGGGAGCAACCCCTCGGCTTACCTGTCGGCGCCCTCCCCCTATGACGACATGCTCGAGACGCCCGGGAGCCTCCGTGCTCGAGTCCTGGCGCTGCAGCAGGGCTACCTCGCTGGAACCGGGGTCGGGCTGACCATCGCCTCGGGCTCCATCCTCGGGCCCGCGGTGCGGCTGCGAGCGGGGCTCCACGTGTCGGAGCCGGCCAGTGGACGGCCGGACTCGGACGGCCTCCTGCTCCTAGTTGAGAATTCGGACGGCCTGGGCGGCTTCGTGCAGGCCTTCGGTGTGCGGCACGATGGGACGACGGTGCAGGCCCTCGCGGATGCCACCTCCGCACCGGGGAACGTCACTGCCAACACGCCGCGCGGCTTCGCGACGGTGCCCGCCGGCGCCGGCGCCATCACCATCACCAGCGCCTGCGCTCGCGCTGGCTGCCAGGTGCAGGCCTGGGTGCAGCAGGCAGCGGCCGACACGGCCGGGCCCCAGCTGCGTACCAGCACGCCCACAGCCGGCGGGAGCTTCACCATCCATTGCTCGCCACCGCCCGCGGGGCCTCTCCGCGTGGCGTGGCGAATCGACTGAGGGGCCATGGCGACAACCGCAGGGACATTCACCGAGGCTCAGCTCGCGCACCACCGGGCCATGGTGCTCCAGCTCGAAAATAAGAAGGCCAAGGAGGACGCCGCCCGCGCGGCCGACTCTCCGGCCGTCCGCCAGCTCGCCGTCTCGCTACACGCGCTGTGGTGCCCGGAGCACCAAGCGGGGGTCCTCTGCACCTGGGACACGGTCGCGGATGCCAATAACGCCGAGCTCGCCGACTGGACGGACCCCAAACACCAAGAGTGGCTGGGAATCGCCCGCACCAGCCTGGGCGTCCAGCTCAAGCTGGGCTTCCGAGTCTTTGAGCCGGGCAGCTCCACTCCCCTCCCAGTGCCCCCGGGCCTCTGAGCGCCACCCC